AAATTAGTCAGTGTTACTCTACCAGTATCATAGTCAACACTACCAACTGATTTAACAACAGTTGTTTGATTATCGATATCCTTAACAATATTCAAAATGCCAGCGTTATCTTTAATGTAGCAAATATTGCCATTGAAGATGAACGAGCTTGTTACTATTGTATGCTTTGCGTTTCTACTAAACGTCGTTTCGGTAACGTAAAATTCACGTGAAAGTGGTAGATCAAAACTAATACTATAGTTCTTTGATACGCCTGGTTGAAGTGTCGGTGTGGTTAGTTGTTTGATTGCCCGCACTTCTGTTTCATTGCTAACAATAGACATATCAGCTTCGTCTATTGCTTTAACAAGCTGACTATAACGCAACGTCGCTTCAAAATCGTCCAAATAAACATCGCTAAACTGATTAATTGCTGATTGAACAGCAGTTTGTATCTCTTCTGGAGTCTTTTGCGTTACACCAATATTGTAACGAACTGTTGTGTTAACATCAACGTATGTAAAATCAGGATTAATAATTTCTGGTGTTATTGTAAGTGGTGTTTTTGTTTTAATGTAATCGAGATAAATGTTTTTGTTTGCATCAGGTACACCATCTGATCCCACAACATCTACAGAAATAAACACCTTACCATACTGAGGTGGATCTTCATCCTCACCACCGTACACATTTATTGATTGAATTTCAGGAAACTGCACTTGTAAAAGTGTTTTGTAATCATCAGCTGTAACAGCACGCTCCTGTGTTGCTACAGCACGAGGTGCGTTAAAACGAATGGATTCAATTGACTCGCTGATGCTACCACTTGTTGCTGCGGAAACAGTTGTGACTGATACATTTGTATGGCCATCTATTGGGCCATCACTAATAAATCTATCAATCCCATTTGGTAGTTCACCGTTACAGGTAATATATGAAGCGACAACAACAGCACCTTCTTTTGGTGTACGACCAAATGTGTTATCGCCAAATTTTATTTCATACTGACCATTAACTGTTGGCTGTACAAAAAACACTTTTGACGTGGAATCAATACCAAAAAGAGAAAATGCGCGGGTATAAATCAGCTGCGTTTGTCCATTGTCTTCAATAACAGCAACAGATAGGCTTGCGAGATCGATTGTAGGGTTTGAAAGGACAAAGTTTTGCGATGTCGCACCGTAAACAAACGAATCGGTGGTGTAAACACCTTCGTAGATTGGCATGTCAGTAATTGTGTACACGCCATCGACAGCTGTATTGAGAACAAACGATCGATCCGTTACAAAGGTAAACAATCTACCATCTCGTTTTCCGGAAAATGATGTTCCTTTTTTAATCAATACAGAAGATACTGGTGTGGCAGGTGTTATCTGCACATCAACGACTGCTTGGGCACTTGAAAAAGATCTCGGCGTGTAGTTCAGCTCCTTGGCATGAGATACAATACTGTCTCTCAACTGCGCGCTATCGAGAAACATTTCTGAAGCGACCATGTTAACATAATACGAATTCAAATACGTATTGTAAGCTAAAACTTCCATAAGCATGTTGATGTTTGATGATTCATAATCAACATCTTTGAATGCTGTATTGTTTTTGAAGTATTCTTTTAGATTTTGTTTTATTGTATCAAAATCTAAACCAATAAGATTAATTGAGGAATTTGCCATTAGCGTACTCTATTAAGTATTAAATCCAACGATTGCGGACTTTGATTATTTATTGTTCTAAAAACCAATGTAACTATCAGCGCTTGATTATCTGGTAACGCCCCAACTTTCACATCGATAATTTCTACTCTTGGCTCAAATGCTTTAATTGACTCCTCAATTATGTTACGTAGCGTGCTTTCAACTGCTGGTGAAAAATTTTCAAACAGCAGCCCACGTATATTACATCCATATGAAGGATTAAACACCCTCTCACCAGGGTTTGTTAGTAACAAATTTTTAAGAGACTGTATTACAGAGTCGTCGTTAGTGACTCTGTAAAGATCGCCAGCATGAGCGGAAAAATTACTAGTGAAATCCGAGTACCTTACTATACTTGGACGAGGAGTGAAAAGATCTCTTTTTAAAACAACAGCCATTTATTTTCCTATTATTGTGGTATACCGGTTGTTCCACCTTGCGGATCTGAATGTGTATGTTGATTGTATTCAACACCATTGCCAATAATCTCTCCAATAACGTTTAGCTTACCATTGAGCTGGACATTACCATTTATTTCCATGCCCCCAGGAGCATTTATTGTTGCTACACCATTCACATCAATTGTTACATTACCACTGACAAAAACTTTTTTGTCCTTTACAACTATTTCGTAATCGTCCCCTACTATTTTTTGTACTCTATTGCCTTCAGGGCCTATTTCTGTATAAGTTCCTGCTCGGTGATATGTGTGTATTCTTTCTCTATTTGGTGTATCATCTACCTCAAATACGTGGCCTGATTCCGATGTAAAGACTTTGTTGAAAGGATACCTCGCACCATAAGCTGAAGCTGGTTCAGGGCCCATCTGCTGTTTATTTATCGTGTTGATTTCACGAGCAAGACCTGGAACATCATTTTGAGCTAGAACACCGTCAGGTATACCTGGCAGTGTACCGATTACAAGAGGAATCTGCGCGCTGTTTCCGTCAGCAAAAAAACCAACAACCGTAGAACCAACAACAGCACCCACAGGTGCTAGACCCACTTGCTGAAAGCTTGCACTAAAGATTGGATTTATAGGAATTGCCCATGGAAGTTCCGTTGTCTGCACCTTGATCTTGCTTTCAGAATGCATGTTAAAAATACGAACCCGTAAACGTCCTATTTTTAATGGATCATCTCTATCCTCAACAGTTCCAACAAACCACTTAAAACCTTCACTACCCATCGACCTCGTCGTCATAAACTTGCTCCTATTTTCACCAATTCAACCGACATAGTATAATTAAAATTAACACGGTTGCTAATAATGTGCCGTAACTTTGAAACAATAAAATTACCAGTTATATTTTTTTCCGGCTCACGAGGTTTATTTTTTTGGGCGCGAGCATCAGTTGCTGGGTAAATTTCAGGTGTCCTCAGCTCACACTTAATCATATCACCAACTTTTATGGTAGAGTCTCCGTAAATATGAGCCACTACTGTCATCTCACCAAGCAGTGATGAAAACATATGTCTTGGGCCAACAGCCTCATGAACAAAACTACCAATATTGTCTGCAGTTTTTGGTAGATATATTAGATTAGGAACAACGCGCTCATTCAAGACGTCACCTATCTGCTTTCTCGTGTTCTGCAATCTACTTTGCTGGTCTGTTGTCTTAAAATTAAGCTTATCAATTGTATACGTTGTCACATCATATTGTTTTGAAACAAAATCAAAAGTTCTAACCTCGGTCTTGAAAGCCCCCGACTGATATTTGTGAACAGTATCTGTTCTATTAGTCACACTATAGTTTATAATGTTTCTAAAAACCTTGTCTTCTAGTCCCGAAACTTGAGCAATTGGAGAATATCGATAAACCCTGACACCGCCCATTGAATCACGCTTCAGACCGTCATCTATCAGCTTCTCAACTGTTACAAAATTAAAACCAAGTTGATTTTCAAAGAAAACAAACGAGCTACTAGGATACGTTTGACTAACTGCTTTTCGACGTAAGAAGTCAATACCTTGAAATGGTGTTATATTTGAAGGGAACACATACGTGTCAAAACCTTTACAAGCTTCAGTAAAAATGCTTTTATTTGTTTTAATAATATTTTTCATTATCTGGTTAACAGATGAATCAACTGTACCAGATATTGCAATATCAATACCCTTTCTTGCATTAAGCAAGCTTTCATCACTTACGCAGCGTAAAACATAGGTTTTGTTTGTAAGATCACGGGCCACAATTTCATTATCAACTTCAAAAACTTTAAACCTAAAAGTAGAGGGTGGTAGACTTGGCGTACTAAACACCATTGTTACAACTTCTTCACCTACAATAGGAAGATTTTTAATTAGGTTAACATCATCCTTCATTAAAATATCACATATCATTGTTGGAGAACCTATGTCCTCGTAAATATCAATGTGAATAATAAAAGGCAGTAAGTTTATCTCCACGTCTTGTCGTGGTGATTGTATAGTGAATAATACCCCGTTTAAATCACCTGGTTTAAAATTTTTCATACGCTAAGCTGTTTTAATCTTTGTTCAATAGTATCTACATACTTTGCATCTATAATATTGATTGTTTTTTTAGCTTCGTTTTGTATCTCTTCGTAATCGTAAGCTGTTACTGGTGACCAGTATACTGCCTCTTGCTCTGTTATTACTGTAAGAAGAGTACTCACTGACGTAATAGTTGCCGTTGTGTCGCCACTATAGTTTTGAATAGTCTGGCCAACAACAAACTCACCATCTATCTTGTCAAGAGTTAATGAACTGCTGTCTTGTGTTTTTAGAAAGCCGGATGCTGTCGTAGTTCCCGCTGCGACTTGCAAAATCTTATCGCTTCCACTAAATGATGTGCCTGTTGTAATCGTGTAACCTACAGAAATTATTTTATTTGTTTCAACAGAAAGACCCAGTGGATTTCTTACATAAGAAGATACCCCACCAAAATAATCATAAACCTCAGACCAATATTTTTTTAACGATGCTGGTAAAGCATTATACCCCGGAACTGTTAACGATGTTTCATCATTTTCCCAGTTGACAGTGTAAAAAAGAATTTTTTCTTGAGCATATTCTACAGAACCGTACTTGTCAACAAGATACCCAGCAAACTCGCTGTATGAAAGTGGCCAGTCATAATACGGATCAACAATATCATTAGCAAGATATATCAGCCATGCGTATTCAGGACTACCGTAATATGCATTAGCAATAGTATCGGGCCTATCTCCATCCTTTATGACATACGGATGATACGTGTATGGATTTTGTCCTTGTGTAGCCACCAACTTGAGCTTACTAAACACATTGGTAGCAATTGCACCACTATGTGTTATAGGAGGTGCATATGATAGAAACTTTGACATCTATTATTAACTCCAGTCTACATGCTACCAGGTGCCGGTAGCTCCTATTGGTCTATTTGCATCACGTGTTGTAGTAGCACTGCTTCGTTGTGCAGCAGCTGCTCGTATTTTTTCACCCTGGCGCGCAAGGTTTGGATTAACTGTGACGGCACCACCACCAGTTACGTTAGCTGGTCTAGGTGTAATCGTTTCCCACCGTTTTAATTCTCTTTTATCATCTGCTTCTGTTGGTGATTTAATTTGTTTTTTTATACTGTTACTATTATTACCAGGTGGTTGTGTTGGCTGTGCTGCAGGTTGTTCATTGTTTAGTGGAAACTCGTTTAAATCCTTATCAACATCGTTTCTTGTTAGTATCTCATATTCAATGACTGAAATAGCCATGTCGATAACTGCTGGATGTTTTGCGTCGTCATTAAAAAATAGTGGACCTTCGGGACCATAGTTTATAGCGACTGACTGGACAAAACATTTTTTAAATGGAAACACACTTTTACCTAAAGGCGATATTTCTATACTAACCTCATCGGGATACCCTAAAATTAAACCAGGTGAAGGTCCACCAAGCGATGGTAAGCTTCTTGCTTTAATCTGCTGTATAATTTTTCTAAGCTGCTGGGATTCTGCTTCGGACTTTGGTGCAAATCTAAAGCTGAAATTGAACGATCTTAAATTTACTGTTTCAAAAGCTTGTGATTCGTTAGGATTGACAACCGCACCAATTGCTCTTTCAGCAGCGTATGGAATATTTTGATTCACAGACATTGCTGGACGGATTACGTACTGATACAGTATGGCAGCCATCTGATCTCTAGCAAAACCACGATTGATTATATCATTCATTGCTGTACGAGCTTCTGATGAAGATGAAGCAGTACGAATCTGATTGACCGCATCCATTGCACCACTTAAAGAAAGTCCAGCCATTGGACCATAACCAAACTTTCTATATTGCAAGTTAACTGTATCAACTAAATTAGTCGGAATTGGTAGAACCAATGTGTAGTTGTGAATAGCTCTTGTTTTACCAGCAAGCTCGCGCTTTTCAACTCTCTTAAAGCTAAACGTTATTGAAAAATCTTGATTCAAGTCTGGTGGGAAAACTTCAATATACGGATTCTCAGAGCTAGAATACTGACCAACAACCTTCTGTGGATTTGACGTGTTGTTCACGTTATCTGACGTTTGTCGCTCGTTCAATGCCTGCTTAAAGCCTGAATCCTCTGTACCAACCTTACCTGACAGCATTTTTGTAAGGCCTTCGGTTTTTTCTACGCCAGTGCCAATAAGATTTTTAAGAACATTGTTTCCCTGTAGTAGCTGATCACTTGCAATTCCAGCAATTGTCTGTGATCCTGAAGCAAAAGAACCAGTTGGTGCAAACTTGTTAATGCTCTGCAACAAATCTCTTGCAGTTTTGTCTGAAACAGTCTGACTGCTTGGATTTGTGAAAAAACTTGGGTCTATTGCCATCTAAATAACTCCTATGAGCAGCCGCAACTACGTTAAAGGCCACTTTAAGCCTAAAAATCCTGGTAAATACAAAGGGGATCCCACGTCGATTATTTATAGGTCTTCATGGGAGTGTCGGTTTATGTCTTATTTAGACAGCCATCCTGACGTCATATCGTGGGCAAGCGAGGAGTTTTCAATCCCTTATGTTTCACCACTCGACAATAGAATTCACAGGTATTTTCCAGACTTCTGGGTTAAAATGAAAACACGTGATGGTAAAATCACGACCGTTGTTATTGAAATAAAACCCCACCACCAAACGATTGAACCCAAAGCACAGAAAAGCAAGTCAAAGAAATATGTTCGGGAAGTTGCAACGTGGGGAATAAATAGTGCTAAGTGGAAGGCAGCCAAAGACTTTTGCGCCGATAGAAAGTGGGACTTTAAAATCCTCAACGAGCACGACCTAGGCCTAAAATGATTCTCTTTCAGAACATTCTCGATGAAGCCGCAGCAAAGGGCATTATTGTAAGTAGAAATAGTAGCTCACAAGCTTGGTTTCGAAACCAAGCCGCAAAAACAACCATACAACCAACAACACTGGTCACAGATGAGCGCGCACAGCGAAATATTGAACCCGGCTCGTTAATACTTTTTAAATATAGTGCAACCCACACGCTGCCTTACTACGACGCCTTTCCTCTGATTTTCTATCTCAGTGGTGATTTAAAAGGTTTCGTAGGTATGAATATGCATTATATAAACTATAGGCAACGTGCTGTTTTAATGGATAATTTGTATAGCCTTGCCGATGATAAAACCATTAATGACAGTACACGAATTTATCTAAGTTACCAAATTCTAAACAAATACAACAAGTTCAAATACTTTAAACCGTGTGTAAAAAGGTATCTATATAAGAATGTGAAGTCCCGTTTCCTACACCTAAAACCCACAGAATGGGAGTTAGCTCTGTTTATGCCACTTGAGCGATTTGTAGGAGCGTCCAAAGAAAAAGTTTGGGACGATAGCAACGTAAAGATCAATAAAGGATTGTAAATGGCTAATTTTGCCACAAAAGCTACAACTGCCATTGGAATAGGCGCGACAATTAAATCTCTAATCAGTGGACAGTCGCAGCCTACGGGAAGTATAAGAGATTTTACAGCGTTGGTAAGAAATGATAGCCTTGCTCCAACAAACAGGTTTCTTGTCGAGTTTACGCTACCAAATCTTTCTAATTTAAACGCTCGCACAAAAAGCAACACAGAGATGGCTCGCTACCTTCAACTTCTGTGCCACGGCACAGTGTTTCCTGGCGTGAGTTTAACAACAGTACCTTTTAAAAGATACGGTGTGGGTATGACTGAAAACATTGTTACTGGTGCTACTGTTGGAAATCTACCTCTCACTCTTTACTGCGATGGAACTGGAACCATACAAACTTTCTTCTATCAGTGGATAGACCAAATATATGGTTTTTCTGGCAAGCCACAAAATCATGTTTCATCATCAAAATATCCTCACACAGTGGAATACAAATCCTCTTATCAAGTTGACATGAAAGTTACAATGTATAATGAAAGAGAGGATAAGATAATTACGTGTAAACTTATCGAAGCATTTCCAACATCAATTGGGGATATTAATCTTGATTGGGGTGGAACCAATGAGATTGTCAATCTTCCTATTGTATTTTCATATACAAGCTGGGTGTATGAAAACTATGCTGTGAAAACATCATCGAGTCGCGACGTAAGAGAGTTGAATGTTTTTGAAAGAGCAGCAAAATTGGCCTCTCAAGCGCAGGTTATTTCAGCACTTAAAAAACCAAGAAACATCAGCGATATTATTAGCATTACAAATAACGCTAAAATTCTTATCAATGACTATTATCCTGGAAGTATTTAACTTAGTGGAGTAAATTATGGCACTACCAAAAATAATGTATCCAACGTTTCATCTGACAATCCCTTCAACAAACAAGCAAGTAAAATTTAGACCCTTTCTTGTTAAAGAAGAAAAGATTTTATTAACGGCTCAAACAAGTGGTGATAAGACAGATATAATTAACTGCCTCGTGCAGATTATTAACAATTGTGCTGTAGAGGAGTTAGACGCATCTCAACTTGCAACTTTTGATTTAGAGTATCTTTTTATTAAACTGAGAGCACGCTCCGTAAACAATATCATTGAAATAACATATCAGGATGAGGACGACGGCAACCAATACAAAGTTGAAGTGAACCTCGATGATGTTGAGGTTAAGTTTGATCCAGAGCATAAAAACAAAATTGATATTAATGATACCATGCACGTTATTATGCGCTATCCAAAACCCGATATGGTGTCGGTCGTTAGTGGTGCAGAAAATGAAGCTGAGGCATATTTTAAAATTCTAACATATTGCATGCATTACATTGTTGATGGTAATCAAGTGTATCAAACAGATGACTCGACGATGGAGGAACGAGAAGAGTTTCTTGGTGATTTGGATATTAACGCTTTCAACCAAGTAGAAAAATTTGTACAAACCCTACCAAAAGTAACTCATGAGGTTTCCTACACAAATAGCCAGGGCAAGGTTAAAAATATTAAACTAGAGGGTCTTGAAGATTTTTTTACCTTTCGCTGAGCTATAATTCACTAAATAATTATTATCAAACAGTTTTTGCTCTAGCTCAGCACCACAAATGGTCCATAAGTGAAATTGAAAATTTAATGCCATATGAAAGAGACATATATGTTGAAATGCTAGAAACGCTTTTAGAAAAGAATAAACAAGGGAAAGTTTAATGGCTGACATACTAACATCAACAGCTCGTGGTATAGGTAGAACTGCGGCTGATACATCTAAAATGGTTGCCGCTGCTGGTATGTCGCAGGCAAAAGCTATAACACAGTTTTATAAACAAGTACCCTTCTTTAGTAAAGTAATAGAAAACACAGCGAAAGACTACAAGAAATCTACACAACTTCAAACTAAAGCGCTTAGTACAAACACAAGCGCAATAAACACCTTAAATAAAAATCTTTCGCTCTTTTCAAAAAACATATCTTCAAAGGTTCAATACTCGAGTGGAACGGGTGCCTCGACAGATGAACGAGTTTTTAACAAGGTTGAAAAAGCAGCAGTTGTTGGTCTTCTTACAGCAGCTTTCGCTAATGATAAGATTCGAGGAAGCTTAATTGGTCTAACAGAATCAATATACAAAACAACAGTACGCACGTTTCTCGGTGAAGAAAAATATAATGAACTTGCTGGTGGGATCACTAAAGAATTTACTAATGTTCTTAAGCTAGCTGATGGTGTAGCTGACGGCATTAAAGAAGTAGCTAAGGTGCTAAAACCAGTTGCCGATGTTTTCCTTTCTGCAACAAAAAGTCTTGGAAGTGTGTTAGGTTTTGAAACCGAGTATGGTAAGTTGATTGGCGGTGCAATTGCTGGCCGAATAGCCATGAAAGGAATATTCTGGGGTGCTGATAAACTTGCCAATCGTGCTATGGCAAAATCAGGCACATCAGCTGGTGTTGGGAACGCACTTAATAATCTATCTCTCAATGCAGCTAATGTTTACATCAACACTAAAAATATCGCTAATAGTGTAGGGGCTGGTCAAACAGGACCAGCAAGGAAGGGCGCACCAGGACGCGGAAGACCAAACTTTAATGCTGGTGGAGCAGGTATCTTTGGCACTTTATCAGCAATAGCACTTGGTGTCGGTGCAGGTAGTGTGATGGGAGGTGGTTTTGGGGGAGATGGTGGCGACGCGTTTGATGGTTCATCTATCCTACCTGGTGTTGTTGGTGGACTGGGCGTATTAGCTCTCCCAAAATTAATTGAAATGGCTGCTCAACGTCGCATGAGAGCTTTACCAGAAGTTAAACCTCTTTATCTTGACACAGAAAAGAAAAAAGGATTTGCTGAACTTTCCAGAGTTGAAAAAAACATGCAAGCCAGCCAACAGTTTAAGGCTGAAAAAGAAGCCCGCCGCAATGTGTTGAGACAAAACCTAGCAACAGAGAAAATTGCCAAGCGGGCAATTAAAGTTGTTAGGAGCGGAGGTGTAGTTGGTGTCCTTATTGAAGGTTATAGTTATGCAATGGATAGAAAAGAACTCGATGAGAAGCTAGAGGCAGGAGAGATTGATCAAGACACCTATAACGAAGCAGTTAAAAAACTAAACTATGAAACAACAGGTGGTGTAGTAGGTGGTGTTTTAGGAGCTGCAGCAGCTGGTGCTCTTGCTGGTTCCATTATTCCTGGCTTTGGAACTGCTGCCGGCATAATTGGTGGTATTGCTGGTTATTATGCTGGTCGTAAAACAGGAGGTGCAATAGCTTCGAAGCCATCGCTGGGTGGAACATCATCTAACATTGCTGCAATAGCAACACCTAAAAATTACAGTAATGCAGCAAAATATGCATATGATTACCTACAACGACAGGGCCTATCATCAGCCGACGCTGCAGCAATTGTTGGTAATTTAATTCAAGAATCCGGCGTTAATCCAAACGCCTATAATGCTAAAGAAGGTGCTCACGGAATTGCGCAGTGGAGAAACGAGCGTTTTGTAGCCTTGCAAAAATTTGCTGCTAGTCAAGGCAAGCCATGGACCGACCTCGATGTCCAGCTTGATTTCATTCTTCACGAACTTAGCACAACACAAAAACGTGCATGGAATGCAATGCAAAATGCTACGTCTATATCAGATAAGGCAGCTATATTTGATAGTAAGTATGAACGATCTAATGGAAGGGACGTTAACAAACGAATAGGATACGCACTTGGAATAGCTGGTGCTGATTCGGGTACAGCAAGCGCTGGATCAAACATCGTTCCATCAACACCATCGACAAGAAACATTAATGAACCGGTTGACCAAGTGGAACAAGCTCTCGCAAAGATGATGACATCGCCAATGTGGAAAGGATTAACACTTGGCCAAGAGCTGATGCCATCACAAACATCCACTATACCACCTCAACAAGCGGGTATGACAGAGTACAACCCGATCCCTTCACCAATATCTACAAGATACGCCGCTCTGGTAGCAAAAGAGCAATACCCATTCCAAGTAGGTGCAGCATAAGAAAAGGGGCCTTTCGGCCCCTTTGTTTTATTCCTCTTCTCGTGCTAGCTTCTTGAAGAAATCAATTCCTTCATCATCGTCCTCATCATCATCCTGCTGAACAGGTTGTTGTTTAGCAGGTTTAGCTTTCTGCTTCGGAGGTTCAACTTCCTCCGTAACAGTCTGAGGACGAGGAGAACTTCCATCAAGACCAAGAATCTTGTAAAGACGA